GTGCGTGGTCCGCACCCGCCGGAGCTGCTGCTGGACGAGATCGACGAGATGGACCTGCCGATCCTGGATGCCGCGCTCGGCCAGCCGATGCCGCAGAAGAACTGGAAGGGCGAGGTGATCCGCCCACAGACCACGATGAGCTCGACCTGGCAGTACCCGGACAAGACCTTCTACACCGTCTACCAGCGGTTCCTCGAGCGCGAGGACCCGATCTACACCTGGTGCTACCGCGACACCTCCAACCCGATCGACGGCTGGCTGGACCAGCAGACGATCGAGGAGAAGAAGCGCGAGATCCCGGCCGAGATGTGGCGGGTGGAGTACGACCTGGGTGAGCCCTCGATCGGCAACCGTGCGATCGACTCCGAGGCGGTGGAGCGGATGTTCTCGCTGCCGGTGGAGCCGGTGAAGGAGAAGCTGAGCCGGGACTACATCGAGTACCAGTTCGACAAGCCGAGGCTGGACCGGGAGTACGTGATCGGGGCGGACTGGGCCCAGGCCCAGGACTTCACCGTGATCACCGTGGCCGACGTGACCTACTTCCCGGTCAAGGTCGTCTACTGGCTGCGGATGCGCCGGCATCCCTACCCGGTGATGATCGGGCACTTCAACAAGCTGATGAAGGCCTACAACGCCGAGGGGATCCATGACGCCACCGGGCTCGGCGCTGTCGTAGCCGACTACATCGACCGCCGGGCCCGGGGGTTCCTGATGGTGGGCGCGGCCCGGGACAACATGCTGAGCGAGTACATCAGCTCGATCGAGAACGACAAGTGGCAGGTGCCCCGGGTGCCGGTGTTCTACAAGAACCATCTGTACGCCTCGGTGGAGATGATCTACGCGCGCGGGAAGGAGTTCCACCTCCCCGACGAGATCTGCTCGATGGCCCTGGTCTGGCGGGAGATCAGCAAGCGGGCGCACCCGGCTGCTCCGGTGGTGATGGCCGGGAACAACGACCCGACCTGGATCGAGGACGAGATGCGGTACAACAAGGACGCGAAGCGGAAGCCGGGACAGTGGGTGGTCGGCAGCGTGGAGAACAAGTCCAAGGAGACCGTGAACGAGCTCGACCTGCTGGTGTGAGATGACAGTCCCCGGACACTGAAGACATGCGATCCGCCTTCGGTGTCGAGCACGGGATCTCGAAGTCGTTCGTCAACGGCAAGTTCGTCCGGGCGGTGGATCTGAGCGCGAAGCAGGCCCGGAAGGTGGCAGTCGGTGGCCAGTACAAGGCTGCCCGAGGAGTGAGCGAAGGTGACAAGAGATTCCTCGCGACGACCAGGATGCACCGGGAAGTAGTCGGGACCCCGAGGTTCCCGGAGGGAGTCAGGCACAACCCGATGATGAGGGGACATCAGGGGAGTGGCGGGACCATTCGGCTCGGCTCCGCGAAGCAGGGGCGCTCGTATGTGAGTGGCCAGGCATCGAAGAAGTCGATCCCCTACGTGACCGCGCACGAGGCCCAGCACGCGAACGTGAAGCGGAGCAGCTACCGCCTGCACGCCCAGATCATGAGGGATCCGGAGAAGCTGATGCGGGAGGAAGCCCGAGCTGACTACAACTCCTTCGGCCACTACTCCACGCACCCGGTGGACAGCTCGGCGTACGGGATGGGCGCTCGAGCGGTGCGACAGGCGCAGAAGAAGGGAGCGAAGAAGCCGTTCTTCACGCCCAAGGAGCACAAGCAGTCGAAGCTGAAGGTCTCCCGGAAGAAGCTCACCAATCAGCGTGTCCTCGCCGGCACCGCCCGGGCGATCGATGCGAACAGCCCGCACTACCGGTTGAGCCAGGGGAACCGGGCGAAGAAGGCCTACGGGGCCTACGCCGATCTGCAGGACCAGATGCGGAGGAAGGGCGTCAAGCCGGGCCGGGCCATGACGGGACAGTGACAGGAGACTGGAGACATGATCAGCGCGTTCGGAGTAGACCACGGTGAGATCAGCAAGGGTGTCCCCGGGTTCGGGGCGAGGGTCGTCGAACACGCCCCGAAGAAGCAAGCCAAGGCATTCCTCTCGGAGGCCATGGGCGGCGAGAAGGTCAAGGGCGCACACCTCACCGCGACCCGGCGCAAGGGCGGCACCTTCCTGAAGGAGAAGGTCACCATGAAGGGTGGTGGCACCGTGCATGGCATGCCGATCAGTCACAAGAGCACCCTCGGTGGCGGACTGACCACCGCCGGGAAGTACACCGTGGGTGGCGGTGCCGCCGCGGTCACCGCCGGCGGAGCCGGGGCTGCGGCATACGGCCACAAGCGTCAGGGGTAATGCATGGCTGATGTGCGCCTGCCCCAGGGCGACATCTCCACCTGGGATGAAGACAACGCCGGGGACGTGATCCCGAAGAACGTCGGCCCGATGATGGAGCTCGGCGTCACCGGGGTCAAGCGCGTCTCCGGCTACGTCGATGAGGAGTTCCTCCCCGCTCTCCGTGGCCGCAAGGCAGTCAAGGTCTACCGGGAGATGTCGGCCAACGACTCCATGTGCGGAGCGTTGCTGTTCACCATCGACAAGCTGATCCGCGAGGTCGAGTGGAAGGTGCTGCCGGCCGACCAGACCCCGGAGAGCGTCCAGGCCCAGGAGTTCCTGGAGTCCTGCATGGAGGACATGAACGAGCCCTGGGACGGCTTCATCGGCGAGGTGCTGTCGATGCTGCCCTACGGCTGGAGCTGGCACGAGATCGTCTACAAGCGCCGGCTGGGTCCCTGGGAGAAGGATCCGCGTCGCCGGAGCAAGCACGATGACGGGCTGATCGGCTGGCGGAAGATGCCGATCCGGGCCCAGGAGACGCTGCTGCGCTGGTCCTTCGACGAGTCCGGCGGGGTCAAGGCGATGATCCAGATGGCCCCGCCGAAGTACCAGACCACGGTGATCCCGATCGAGAAGAGCCTGCTCTTCCGGACGGCGATCGCCAAGGGCAACCCGGAGGGCTACAGCCTGCTCCGCAACGCCTACCGCGCGTGGTACTTCAAGAAGCGCCTGGAGGAGTTCGAGGCGATCGGTGTCGAGCGCGACCTGGCCGGCATGCCGGTGGGCAAGGTGCCCGCCGACTACCTGACCGCGGAGAAGGGCACCAAGCAGGCCAAGACCGTGGACGCCTTCCGGAAGATGGTGCGCGGCGTACGCCGTGATGAGAACGAGGGGCTGGTGCTCCCCACCCAGTACGACCCGGACACCAAGCAGCCGCTGTTCGACTTCGAGCTGATGAGCAGTGGTGGGACCAGGCAGTTCGACACCAACTCGATCATCCAGCGCTATGAGCAGCGGATCCTGATGAGCGTGCTGGCCGACTTCATCCTGGTCGGTCACGAGAGCACCGGCTCGTACTCGCTGCACACCGACAAGACCGGCATCTTCCGAGCCGCGCTGAACGCCATCGCGAAGGGGATCGCGGACACCCTGAACCGCTACGCCGTGCCCAGATTGTTCGCCGTGAACGGCTGGAAGCTGGACGAACTGCCTCGGTTCGAGCCCACCAACGTGGATCCTCCTGCGCTGGACCAGCTGGCCGCGTTCATCTCCTCGACCGCCGGTGCCGGCATGCAGTGGTTCCCGGACCCGGAGCTGGAGAAGTACATCCGCGAGATCGCCCGCCTGCCGGAGATGACCGAGGAGGACGTGGACTTCAAGCGGGCCCAGCTCCAGCAGCAGCAGGCGATGGAGTTCGGCCAGAACCAGATGGAGATCCTGGGGCTGAAGCAGAAGGCCGACATGACCGCGCAGGGCTACACCCCGGAGCAGGCCGAGATGCAGTCTCAGCAGCCCACGCCGGAGATGCAGGCCCAGGAGCTGCAGATGCAGCAGGACCAGTTCGACATGCAGAACCAGCCGCCGCCTGAGGACCCGAACGCGCAGAAGGACCACGACCGGCAGATGCAGATGATGGCCGCCCAGGAGAAGGTGGCCCAGGCCCAGCACGGCCGGGAGAAGGAGAAGATGCGGCTGCAGGACACCATGGCCGGTCGCGACCACAAGCGGACCAAGGAGACCATGCGGCTGAAGGACCGGAGCGCTGCGGCGAACGCGAAGCTCCAGGGCCAAGCGATCAAGGACAAGGACCGCTCGGCCGGCGTTGCTGCCAGACTGCAGGCACAGTCGCTGCGTGACAAGGACCGGTTCGCCCGGAAGGCCCCGGTCAACCAGGCCACGAAGAAGGCAGCCAGCAAGAAGACGGCCAAGAAGCCGCCACCGAAGAAGAGGGGTCGCTGATGCCGTACGCGAGCAAGAAGCAGGCTGCCTTCATGCACATCCATCATCCCGAGATCGCGCGGAAGTGGCACGAGGAGGGCGCGGGCTACGTCAAGGGTGGGAAGAACGACCCGAACAAGAAGAAGCGCCGTGGTCGAGTTCGCAAGGCCAAGGGTGGGCTGTGGAAGCCGATCCTGGCCGGTACCGCCGCCGGTGCCCTGGCCAACCAGATCCCGCCGGTCCAGCAGATCGTGCGCGACGAGCGCAAGGAGAAGCGGAAGAAGGAGCGGAAGGGACGGGTGAGCAAGGCGATGGCCCCACAGCGCCCGAACGACCCGCACTTCAACCAGGCCGCGGCCGACAAGACGTTCTCCCTGATCATGAAGATGGACGACGCCAGCGCGCGGATGTTCTGCCACATCGTCGCCTCGGAGATCTTCGAGACCACGGTGGAGAAGAACCTGGGCACCCTGCAGCGCCATCTGAACGATGTGCTCGAGACCCGAGAGCAGGAGATCACCAAGGCGTTGGCTCGGATGGCACTGAACGGTGACGACCGGGCGGTGGAGTACGCCGAGGCGATGGAGGAGATCAGCAAGGTCACCCACACCCCGCAGTACTACGGCTGGCAGTTCAAGGAGTCCGACATCCGGCGCGACCCCGGTACCGGGCGGTTCATGGTCAAGGTGCACCACACCATGAAGAAGCCGATCGGGAACAAGCGGACTGCGGAGAATGTGATCGGCAGCTACGGGCCCAAGAGCATGGACAACGCCATGCGGGCCCAGTATCAGGACGAGTACCGACAGGTGGCGCAGTTCCTGGACATGGCCAGTGGGATGCACGGTGGCACCGGGAACGTGGACATCGTCTACCACCTGCGGGACCGCAACGGGCACAACTTCCAGGAGGTCAGCAACTCCACCTCTCCGCCGAAGTCCATGCTCGAGGATGAGGACACCCAGCTGGTGGCGATGGAGGCCAAGCCGCTCACCTTGACCGCCGGTGGGGCTGCCTTCGGGCTGATGCAGGCGCTGGGGCAGGAGCCGACCGGAGACCAGCTTCGTCGGGCCAACCTGGCCTTCTCGTCCAAGACCGATGAGGGGTTCAAGAACTTCGCCACCCAGTGGTCCCAGGCCGGGGATGTCGACACCAAGGCCGCGAACGCGCGCCTGTACGAGCGCACCTACGCCGCCGGCAACCTGGCCAACCAGCTCGGTCCGCCGGGATCGAAGGTGCAGCTGGCGGGCAAGATGGCCGAGATCGTCGGCGAGTTCGGGCCCGAGGCGGAGAAGGTGATCGGCCCGAGCGCACGTCGGACCGCCTACCGCTACCGCGGTACCGAGCGGGCTCCCGATCCCACCCTGGTCCGGGTCTACGCCCAGAACATCCAGGACGCCAAGAAGTACGGGCACAAGCGCCCCACGCCCGAGCTCGAGGAGAAGATCGCCGACGAGCTGGGACAGTTCCGGGTCTACGGCCGAGGAGAGGCCGGTCGCGGGACCACCTTCCGTCCCGACGTGGGTGCTCCCGGAGCACCGCCGGCGGTGTCCCAGATGGCTCGGCAGCGAGCGATCGATGCCCAGCTCGCCGTGCGTGCTCCCAGTTGGGATGAGCGGGCCGTGGGCGACATGGTGGTCGAGCAGTACCTGAAGATGAAGATCCCGAAGAAGCAGCTCTACGGGCTGCACCTCGGTGCCGGCAACACCCCGCCGTCCGAGGGCGTGATCATCAACTCCAAGGGCCAGCTCGCCTCCCAGGCGGTCGGCTACGGCGATGACCACTACCTCCCCTTCAACCTCAAGAACCTCACCGAGCTCAAGGGTGGGGAGTACATCCGGAATCGCTCGGTCGGCGGTCTGACCAGCGAGGATGTTTACACCGGGCTGATGGCCGGCGCACGCCAGGTGACCGTGGTCTCGCGCTCGGGCACGTTCACCATGGAGTTCTCTCCGGACTTCCGCGGTGGCCGGCGGTACAACGACAAGGCGCTGCGGATGACCCGGCGCTACGAGTACCTGCTGGACGCGGTGCAGTCCGGCCAGATCGAGCGCAAGGAGATCCCTCCGCACTGGCGCAAGGCGATCGAGAACGAGGTCGAGACCGAGATGGCCGGGGCTCCCCGGCGTCAGGTCCGAGACGAGATCAAGGCCCGGCTGAAGGAGTTCAAGGAGGATCCCGACATCGACGGTCGTGACCGGGACCGGGCCGAGGCGATCATCGCCAACATGGACCAGCGGGCCGCGATGGGCCTGGAGCGGACCTACGACGCCAAGCAGTACCGCCAGGACATCATGAACGAGCTGAAGGACATGAAGGAGGTCCGGTTCCGGCTGAACGGGATCGGCTACGAGGCCGCGCTGAAGAGCCTGCAGGAGCAGTTCCCGTACTACATCAGGGACGTGCGCACGGTCCCGACCAAGCGCGACGAGAACCTGGAGTTCGAGGAGGACAAGGGCTACGTCGAGCCCGGAGCGGTTCGTCCCTGGCAGGCCAAGGCCGGGTTGTACGGCACCGAGGGCAAGGAGCAGCACAAGAAGTTCCGGGCCTCCGAGGCTGACTACGGCCGGTCCAAGCACTCCCGGATGGGGGCCACCAAGGGCACCGCCGCCGCCACGGCGGCAGCCGCAGCAGCCGCACGCCCGGACACCGGGACCGAGGAGACCACCGGTCGGACCTCGACCACCAGCTCGACCTCGGAGCGGGAGTCCGAGGCACAGCGGCTGCGCGACTCGTTCGAGCAGCAGAGCAAGGTGCTGGGTGCGAAGAAGAGCGCGATCGCGGTGATGAACGTGGCTCGGACCGCCAACCTGGACTGGACCGACAAGGAGCCGCCGGAGTGGTGGCACTTCAAGGACCAGGACTTCCAGAACTGGATCAAGAAGCCGGACAGTCAGGACGCCTTCCACTCGTTCATGAGCCAGAACGCCGCTCAGTTCACCCGGCGGATCTCCGGGTTCGGACCGGCCTGGGCGGAGTACCTGGCCGCGCGCGGGTCGATCGGCGCGGTGGAGTACAAGCCCGAGCTGGCCGGCACCATGCCGGACGCTCCGTTCACCTTCAAGAAGGAGAAGAACGACGCCTACCACGCGGGTGCGCGAGAGTCGTCGGTCACGGCCGAGATCGCCCGGATCGACCGGGAGACCCCGCTGTTCACCACCAGCGACCTGTCCAGCCAGCTGGACGCGATCTCGATGCAGGACGAGATCGAGCAGACCCAGTTCCTACGCCGGATGGTCAAGGGCGTGGACGAGACCGGGGGCAAGGTCCCGGCGGTCTCGATCGACAAGGTGCTGGGGATGAACGCATCCACACACCCGGGAGCACCCAGCCCGGAGCGGCTGCGGGAGACGCTGTCCAGCGACAAGAAGGTGGACCAGCACCTGGAGAACCTGCACAAGCAGCGGTACCTGAAGGAGATGCTGAAGGCGGCGGTCCCGAGCAGCGGCACCCCGGTCAAGCCGACCTCCCCGGGCTCGACCGGGGGGCTGCCCAAGAAGCCCGAAGGTGGCACGCCGTCTGGAGGTGCGCCGGCTGCTCCGGCCGCTCCGACACCGATCAAGGGCGAGGGAGGGACCCTCGTGCCGGTGCCCACTGGCGGTGGTGAGAGTCCACGCGATGCCTTCGGCCGGAACGTGATCAACGCGATCGGCTCACTGAACACACAGATTGCCGATCCCAACGTGTCGGGGCCTGACAAGGACAAGGCACGCGAAGATCTGCGCCGGATCAGCGAGATGGGGCAGTGGATGCAGGACAACCCCTCGGTGACCGAGTGGGACAGCCTGGAGGATCAGATGGATCACCTGGGCCTCAGTGAGGATCAGAAGAGCTACGTCCGGGGATCGAACAGCCTGTTCACCACCACTGAGCGGAACACATGACCACTACCCCGGTTGCTCCCTCGGTCGAGCTCACCTTCGCACCCAGTGAGCTGACCGGGGTTACCCAGCAGGGCCGGTACCTGGGGACGCCGGCTCAGGCGATGACTGCGGCCATCCACGGCTCCCGGACCCAGATGATGGCCGAGCTGAAAGAGCGGTTGTCCAGCCCAGGGGAGGTCACCGCGCACACCGTGATCGCACTGGCCGACGAGGCCTGGCGGCTGATCAAGCCGTCCTTCCTCCGGGTCTCGATCCCGGTGCTGGCCGAGGCCTACGGCAGGGCGTACGCCCAGGCCAACGCCGGCGACATCTCCCGGGATGCGCTCTACGCGCTGGCCGAGCACCACGCCGATGAGCTGGGCGAGTACTACCACGCGACCGCGCGGGAGGCGATGGTCGAGGGGTTCAACACCTACGTGAACCGGCGGATGGCAGCCCGGGCGGCGGCGAACAAGGTGTTCGAGGCCTATGGTCTGAGCCCCCGGCAGATGCGTGGCTACATCGCTGCCCAGCTGGTCTGGGACCGGAAGATCACCAGCCTGACTCCGCTGCAGATCAAGAAGGAGGCGGCGAAGTACATCGTCCGATCGCTGTACCAGCGGTACAAAACGATCACCGCTCACGAGCTGCACCGGGTCAGCGAGGAGGGGAAGTCGCTGGCCTGGATGTACCGGCTGGAGAAGGGCGACCTACCCGCGCACGCGGAGAAGATGTGGCTGACCGCCAAGGACGAGCGGGTGTGCCCGGTGTGTGGTCCGCTGCACGGGACCAAGGTGCCGATCACCGAGCGGTTCGAGACCGCGGAGGGGAAGTTCTGGGCCCCGGGCGTGCATCCCAATTGTCGGTGTGAGCTACGCCTGCTGCCGCACCAGTTCCGGGACATCAACGAGGTGCAGAAGGACCTGAGCGGGAACCAGCTGTACGACTTCAACCGGAAGCATCCGCGCGGAGAGGGTGGTCGGTTCAGCGCCTCTCGCCGGGGCGTGAGCACCATCGACGTGGACGACGAGTTCCGGATCCTCACCGGTCAGAAGGACGAGGGCCCGAGCCGGGTCACCACTCTGACCAGGACCGACCCGAAGACCCAGGCGCTGTTCGAGCAAGTGATCGCTCAGGGGCTGCAGCCGCGGATGACCTTCAAGACCGGTCTGGAGCGGACGCCGATACGAGTAGCTGCCCCGGCCAGAACCAGAGCGCCGGCACCGACACCAGAGCCGATCCGGGTGCGCACCGAGCCGATCAAGGTGGTCCGGCCTAAGGTCACCGTCGAGACCGTGCCCGAACATCAGGTCCGGGGTCTGACCAAGCCGATCACCCAGCCCAAGACCAAGAGGAAGACCAAGACCGACACCAACGTGAAGACCGGGGTCACCGTCTACGCGCCGGTGGATCCGGAGATGTACAACCAGGCCTGGCGCAATCGGGTCAAGCTGACCCAGGGGATGGAGTTCACCTCATCCCAGGGCGCAGCGATCCAGGATGTCCAGGAGGGCCTGCGCGAGCAGGTGCAGAGCGAAGTCGATCTGGTCGGTTCCCACAACGGTGGCATCTTCACCAGATCCCAGGACGGACAGCAGTACGTCCTGACCAGAGACCAGATCCGCGAGGTGATGGACTACTACGTGCGCAAGGCTCCCTACGAGCACAGTCATAACCCGGAGGCCTTGCAGCGGGTGAAGCCGCCGATGATCCAGGCCCAGCTGCTGGATGCTTCCGGCAAGCCGAAGGTGAGTGAAGGCGGGGTCCCGTTCACGGCGACCTACTCGGCTCGGTTCATCGGGAACCAGTGGCACCTGGACACGATCGACTGGCACAACGAGGTGGTCGCGGCCAACCAGGGTCACCAGGACCGGACCTACCAGGATGCCGACGACCCGCAGAAGTACTCCTTCGACGGCATCTTCTCGCGCAGCCCCGGGTTCAACATCCACACCAAGGGGCTGGAGTACCCGGTCATCGTCCAGGCGATTAAGCCCCGGCACAGCGACTAGCCACTAGCCAGATCATGAAGACATGAGCGAGGTCTTCAACGAGGTCGTCGAGCTGCTCTACGCCGGCGGTGGAGATGAGCTCATCTCCAAGATGGAGCCGACCCAGTCCGACGTAGCCACCCACGAGCGGAAGAAGCGAGCGATCACCGCCGGGCTGAGCGGGATCGGTGCCGCTGCCGGTGCCGCTGGACTGGGGTATGCCGCGCACGAGTTCTGCGGCGGGGTGAAGGAGGCGAAGAAGGCCAAGCCCAAGATCGGCACCTGGAAGGCGGTCAAGACCGCGGCCAAGAACCGGAAGCTGGCCACCGCTCTGGTCCCGCTCGAGGTGGCCGGCCTCGGTGGTGAGCTGATGGCCACCAAGATCCTGCACGGGGACACCAAGAAGAAGAACCCGGCCGCGATCACCAAGAAGCGTGATCCGGCCGACCTGATGTCCCAGGCCAGCGACCGGGCGGACCGAGGTCTGGACAAGCTGACCAAGACCCCTGGTGGGATGACCCGCTCGGTGATCACCAACCCGAAGGTGCAGCGCAAGGGGGCCGAGTACACCAAGAAGACCGCAGGTGCGCTGAAGCGGCTGCCGAACAAGCTGAAGACCCACAACGAGCAGTTCGACAAGCGGCTGGAGACCAGGAGCCGGACCGAGTCCGTGGTCGGTCACGGAGTGCTGGGTGGCGCGCTCACCGGTCTCCCGCTGGCCATCAAGCCCGGGAAGCGAGCCGCTGCCCTGGCCGGAGCCGGGATCGCGTCCGGGGCTACCTACGGTGCCCTGAAGCCGCTGACTCACCCGGGTGGGAAGGCCTGGTCGCACTCGGAGAAGACGAAGCGGAAGAAGATCAAGAAGAGCGACGACGTGGACGTGGTCTGGTCCGGCGACTTCGCCAAGCGCGACGACGACAAGCAGCAGGTCTTCGGCTGGGCCTCGGTGATCGAGGTGGATGGCGAGCCGATCGTGGATCTGCAGGGCGACATCATCTCCGCCGAGGAGATGGAGAAGGCTGCCTACGTCTACGTGCAGAAGTCCCGCAAGGGCGGGGACATGCATCTGCGCAAGGGCCTGGAGCCGGTGCACAAGTCGGACATGATCGAATCACTGGTCGTGACCGACGAGAAGCGCGAGGCGATGGGTCTTCCAGACTCGGTGCCGACTGGCTGGTGGGTCGGGTTCCAGGTCAACGACCCTGAGCATTGGGCCGACATCAAGTCCGGGAAGCGGACCGGGTTCTCCATCCACGGCCACGGCAAGCGCACACCTGCGGGGGTCTGATGGCTACCAAGAAGAAGGACGAGCGCACCTACGGTGGGGCCGCGGTCGCGGCTGGTGGTGCCGGCCTGGCGGTCTCGACACCGGCCGGAATAGGGCTCGAGCGGAGGGCGGTCGCCGCCCGGAAGGCCCGGATCGATCGCCGGGTCGCACACATCCAGCGGACCATGCCGAAGTCCGCCGGCGCGCGACGTGGACTGACCTCGTCGGGCAAGCAGGCCCAGAAGCTGCGTCGGACCAGTGCTCCTTCGTCGCTGGACACCGCCCCGATCCGGTTGCAGCGCAAGGCTGCCTACCGGGCACTGCACGAGCTGGCCTCGGAGCGGAAGCTGATCAAGCCCCGGCTAGGGCCGAGGTCGTTGACCGCGAACCTGGTCACTGCCGGGGTCGGCGTCCCGGTCTCCTACATGGGAGCGCGGCACCAGCTGAAGGTGAACGAGAAGCACCCGGTCTCCAAGGGCATCGAGCCGCTGTATGCAGGTGAGGTGAGCAAGAAGGACGACGACCAGAAGAAGCTGGCGGCTGGGTACCTCGGTGCCGCCGGCGGTGCTGCGGCCTACCAGGGAGCCGGCTACGCCTTCATCCCGAAGGAGAAGAAGTGGGCCAAGCAGATCAAGACGAACCCGAAGCACGCGGCGAAGTTCGCTGAGCACCAGGCCAAGATGCCGCCAGGGGCGACCAAGAACAGCCCCGAGATGCGGAACTGGTTCAAGACCTACCCGAAGAGCCTCCCTGGTGGTCGAGTCCGTCGGATCCTGACTCACACCCACACCGGGAAGACCGGGGTCGCGGCCACCCTCGGTGCCGCCGGTCTGACCGGTGCTGGGGCGGTAGCAGCCGCCGGGCACAAGAAGAAGCCGGTCAGCAAGTCGGTCGGGATCGAGGCTCCGTACACCGGTGAGATGTCGAAGCGGATCATGTCCGATGCCGAGATCCGGCGACGGAAGAAGCTGCAGAGCCACATCTCGCTGACCACCGGCACCCTCGGCCTGACCGCCCTGGGTGGAACGCTGCTGGCCACCAAGCGTGGCGGCAAGGCCTCGAAGGCGGCGTTCAAGGCGATCAACCGGACACGGCCGAAGTCACTGCACCCCAAGAACCTGTCCGGTCACACGGCTCCGATCCTGGCCACCTCCGCCGGTATCGGCGGAGTCGGGGCGTTCAACTTCGCCTCCTACACCAACGCGGAGTCACGGAAGCGGAAGGCAGCCATGCCGGTCACACCGAAGAAGACGGTCACGAAGTCCTGGGATGAGCCGTACGTCGGGGAGATCGGCAAGGCGGAGGCCTGGACCCCGGTCTCGTCTACCTACGACCCGGAGGAGAAGCGACAGAAGCGCGGTCGGTCCTACCCGAAGATCGCCTCCGGCATCTCCGCCGGTCTGGCTGCCGGTGCCGTGGGCAGTGGCACCCATGCTGCCTTCACCCACCAGCAGGCCCGGAAGGCCAAGGCCGACGCGGAGTCGTACGCGAGCAAGAAGAAGCTGAAGGCACCTCGGAGCTCGAGCATCTACCGGGGCATGCAGGAGAGCTCGCACAGCCTCAAGCGGCTCGGGCACGCGCGGGCGAAGACCGCTGCTGCTCTGGCCGGCGGTGCCGTGGTCGCTGCCGGCGCGGCACCGATCTTGCATCACCGATCGAAGTCGAAGTCCTGGGAGTCGTACGAGAAGCGGGACTCGAGGTCCGCGTTCGGCGTTGACCATCTCAGCCAGTGACCCATCGAATGGACAACATCGTGAGACTGAGCAGTAGAGGTAGATGACATGCCACGACCGAAGAACCAGCTCAGTGACATGGAGATCGACGAGATCTCCACGGTGGACAAGACCGCCAACCAGTTCTCGCGGTTCGTCATCGCGAAGAGGGCTCCTGAGGAGGAAGAGATGCCCCAGATCTACGACCAGGAAGGAACGCCCCTCTCCGAGGACGACCTGGAGTTCGGTGACGTTGTCTTCGACGACGAGGGCAATGCCTACGAGTACGTCGAGGACGAAGGTGAGGGCGAGGAGGAGAACGAGCCTGACCCGGAGCTCGAGCCGGCCACCGTCGGGAAGAGTGCCTTCTTCGAGAAGCCGGCTCCGAAGGCCGGCAGCTTCTCCCAGGCCGTGATGGAGGAGCTCTCCAAGGCGTTCTCCGACAACGACCGGGACGCGGTGATCGCCAAGGCGCTCGGCCGAGTCGAGGAGCTGGAGGGCCAGATCTACCAGCAGGCCGAGATCGCCAAGTCCGAGCGCGACCTCCGGCTCACCCGGGAGTACATCTCCAAGGCCGCCGAGTACAACCTTCCGGTCTCGCCCGACGAGCTCGGCCCGGTGCTCTACCGGATGGCCGAGACCATGTCGTACGACGACTGCGCGGTGATCGCCAAGTGCCTGGAGACGGCCGGCGAGATCCTCTTCGAGGAGACCGGCTACACCGGTGGTGGCGACAACGCGGATGTCTACAGCCAGGTCGCCCAGCACGCCTACGACACCTTCGGGAAGTCGGAGGGCTACACCGAGACCTCGGCGATCAACCAGGTGTTCGAGGAGAACCCTGACGCCTACGACGAGTACCTGGCCGCACAGCGGAACCGGTAAGGAAGGAAGGGAAGCTCGATGGCCTACGAAGAGAGCCTACGGTCTATCACGCTGAACGCGGATGCGACCTTGGCCGTCTACACGGGCGTCCCGGGCCAGCCCGGTTCCCCTGACCCGCACGGAGGGAAGCAGTACCACTTCGTGAAGGTCACTGGGGCGCACCAGGTCGGTCTGGCGGCTGCCACGGGAGCCGTAGTCGGGGTGTGTCAGAACAAGCCCCAGAATGCCGGCAACGCGGCCACGGTCGCCATCGCCGGCGTGTCCAAGGTGGTCTCCGATGTCGCGATCACCGCCGGCGACACGATCTTCGTCAGTGCTGACGGACAGGCTGCCAAGACCGGCAGCGGTCCTCAGGTCGGAATCGCCCTGTCCACCACCGCCAACCCCGGGGAACTCGTCAACGTTCTCCTGACGCTCTGAGAGGAGTGAGCCATGCCTAACCCCACCCAGAGCGACCTTCACGTCAATGTGCCGCTGACCAACGTCAGCGTCGCCTACATGCAGGACAAGGCGACGTTCATCGCCGACAAGGTCTTCCCCCGGGTGCCGGTGCAGAAGCAGTCCGATCTGTACTGGAAGTACTCCAAGTCCGACTGGCGTCGGACGGACGCGCAGAAGCGTGCCCCGGGTACCGAGTCGGCCGGAGTCGGCTGGACGCTCGACACCGGGCAGTACTTCTGCGAGGTCTGGGCTGTCCACAAGGACATCGACGACCAGGTCCGCGCGAACGCTGACTCCAACTGGCGGCTGGACTCCGATGCCACCAACTTCGTGACCAACCAGCTCCTGCTCCGTCGGGACCTGGACTGGAACGCGAAGTTCTTCGGCACCGGGCTCTGGGGCACCGACCTGACCGGCGTGGCCACGGCCCCGACGGCAGGGCAGTTCCTGCAGTGGGACAACGCGGCATCCGACCCGATCGTGCAGTTCGCCAACCTGCAGACCAACTTCGTGCAGCAGTCAGGCCGCAAGGCCAACACGTTGGTCCTGGGCGCGAACACGATCATCGCCCTGAAGAACCACCCGGACATCATCGACCGCATCAAGTACACCCAGCGCGGTGTGGTGACCACCGACCTGCTCGCGTCGCTGTTCGACGTGGAGAAGATCCTGGTCAGCTACGCGACGGTGACCAACGTGGCCGAGCTGAACGACGCCAAGGCGCAGGACGCCGCGGCCACGTACCAGTTCATGTCCAACAGCAAGAGCGCGCTCCTGTGCTACACCCCGAGCTCGCCCTCGCTGATGACGCCGGCTGCCGGCTACTGCTTCACCTGGAACGGATACCTGGCCGGCAACGGCTACGGCGTCCGGATGAAGAACTTCCGGATGGAGTGGATCGAGGCGGACCGCATCGAGGGTGAGATGACTTATGATATGCGCATTATCGCCAAGGACATGGGGATTTTCCTCAGCAACGCGGTGGCGTAGATCATGACCGAGGGTGAGCTGGGGTATGCCGCCGGCATCTTTGACGGAGAAGGCTCCGTCGGGATCATGGTGGTCAAGAACGGCAAGGGCTACGTGTACCACCGTCTCCAGCTCACCATCACCAACACCAACCCCGAGGTCATCCAGTGGCTGTTTGAGCGCTGGGGCGGATGCATCCACAACCCTCGGTACTTCGCCAAGCAGGAGTGGAGGGCCGCACACAGATGGACTCTCGCGGATGGCAGGGCGATGAAGTTCCTGAAGGAGATCCTTCCCTTCCTGGTGATCAAGAAGGAACAGGCGACCCTTGGGATCCAGTTCCAGGAGACGAAGCGCAGGGGTGGGTTTGGAGCTCCAAAGCCGGACCTGGCCTTACGGGAGAGTATCCGGAAGCAGATCTCCAACCTGAACCAGGGACACGCTGAGGAGGAAGCATGACCTACGACATGCGGATCATCGCCAAGGACATGGGCATCTTCCTGGCCTCGGCTGTCTCCTGACCAGATCTACCCTGAAGCGGGCTGTGGGGTGTGGCCCACGGCCCGCTTCTGAGGAGGAGCGATGGGCGTCCCGACCGGGTTGCTGCAGGCGAAGAACGCGGGTCGCCTGAAGCCGGTCATGGCTGGCCGGCGCGTCGGTCCTGCCGGCCCCGGCACCGGCCTGCCCGGGAAGCGGACTCGCCCGATCCAGGGCCTCACCGCACGGATGCAGAAGAACCACTCGGTCTCGGCCTTCGGGATCGAGCACGGGATCAGCAAGGTCTTCAACCCGCTCCGCGGACTGCGCGGGGCGAGGAAGGCCAGCCGGATGCCGAGCGAGATGGACATCCACCACGAGTTCAACGCCGCGTTCAACACCAGCAAGCCGAAGCCGATCAACCGGACGATGCCCGCACCCCAGGCGATCAAGGCCCGGCCGAAGAAGCCCAACGTGGCCGGTCTGACCGGTCGCCCGATGGGTGGGCCTGGTGCCCCTCGGACACCGAGAACGAGGTAACGATGCCCAGTCAGCTCTACGACAACGACAAGATCTCCTTCGTCGTGTGCAAGCCCTTCCTGTGGCGCGACACCCAGTACGAGATGGGTGACGACTTCCCGCAGGAGGAGGCCAACAACATCGAGACCATGATCCGAGCTCGGTTCGTGATCCCGGTGGTCGACGACTTCAATGATAAGCCCCGGCACTGGCACACCCACGTCCGTCAGCGCGACGACGCGATGGAGTACATCTTCCGGGAGCGGACTCAGATCGTCTTCCCGGACGTGGAACCCCCCACCCCCTCCGAGCAGTCCGACGATGAGGACGGGTCTGCTGCAGAGCCCGGAGCGGGTGGGGACTCCAGCACCGAGGAGAGCCCTGAGGAGTCCAGCACCGAGTACGACCCGGGCGCGCACACCGTGGCCGAGGTCCTGGCCTACATGGCTGAGCACCCGGACGAGGCCGACGCGGTCCGTGCCGGAGAGGCTGCGGGGAAGAACCGCAAGGGGATCGTGGAGGGGTACTGATGCAGAGCGCATTCGGAATCGACCACGGCTACGACGAGATCGAGAAGTTCTCCATCGCCGGCGGAGCCGAGAGGCTGGGTGCCGGTGTCGGCGGGCTGTTCCGGCGCGGGGCCAAGGTCGCTGGCCAGCAGGCCAACAAGTTCCAGGGCAGTGAGCGGATGGGAGCCGGGTTCATGCACGGCACCCTGAAGCGGACCGGTCAGGGGATGCGGAAGGTCAGCCGATTCGCCGCTGCTCGCCCGGGCACCGTCGGTGGGATCACCGCTGGTGGTGCCGGTGTCGGCGCAGCCGGCGTCGGTGGTGTCGCGTACGGGAACCGGCGCAACCGCGGGTACTGACATGATCAGTGCTTTCGGCGTCGAGCACGGCGAGTTCTCCTTGGTCAGCAAGGACAAGAAGAACCGTCCGGCCCCGCCCACGAAGAAGATCCCGGTGCCGAAGGGGACCAAGGGCCCGGGTGGGAAGAAGCCCACCCAGGCTCAGATGCGGACCCAGGTGCCGGCCGCGCACGCGGGGAAGACCCTCGAGCAGCGTGGCGGTGGGGTGCTGCACAGGATCGGCAGCGCGGACATCTCGATCAAGGGCGTCGGCAGGAGTATGGGACGAGGTGCCGGTGTGGCCGGACGGTTCTTCGAGGCTCGCCCCGGACTGACGGGAACCCTGGCCTTGGGCACCGGTGGAGCGCTGGGCTACCGGGCCTGGAGCAAGGACCGGAAGAAGCAGCAGCTCCCGTCATGACCTACTCCTACACCGGGCCGGGCACATCGGAGACCGACACCATCCGGTTCCTGATCCAAGACACCGACCCACACAACGCCGGTGAGTGGCAGGTCACCGACGAGGAGATCCAGTGGGCCTACGACACCTGGTACCCGCTGTACAACTCCGACGAGTTCGTGGCCGCAACGCTCGCTGATACCATCGCGGCGCGTTACGCACGCGAGGCGTCCTACAGTGCTGACGGAGTGAGTGTCTCGCTCGGTCCGGTCGGGGATCAGTACCGGATGCTGGCTGCCTCCCTGCGAGAGCAGTACAAGCAGAAGCTCGTCGGGGGCTACCCAGACGTGGGCGGAATCGCCCCCGACGAGCAGCTGCAGCCAGGGACCAAGCCGTTCTCCTTCGGCAAGGGCATCCACGACTACGTCGAGGCCGGGCCTCAGGAGTTCGGGGGTGTCTACCCGCCGGACCAGTCGGTCGCACCTCTCGGTGTGCCGCCGCAGGAACAGATCGTCGAGCCATGAGGTCCGCGTTCGGGGTGGAGCACACCGTCTCCAAGATGGTGATCCGGCGGGTGGTGAAGCCCAAGGGCAAGCTGGTGAAGCTCAAGACCGGCACCGTCAACGCCACCCACCACATCGTTCGAGCCGGTGCCGGCCCCACCCCGGTCACGATCGCTGCTCGATCGATCGCCCCGATCCGCGCACTCACGGGACACTGAGTCATGAACCTGGACGAGATGCTGGCCCTGCTGCCGGACAACGACACCGGTGAGATCGGTGCCGATGACCTGCGCACGATCGTGACCGAGCTGTACATCGCCGCGCACACGATCTTCCAGACCTACGCCTTCAACTGGTCCACCGACCCGACCCCGCCGACCGGGAAGATCGCCATGAATGCCGGCTGGTCCACCGACTCGGTGCTGGTCCACGTCAACGAGACCACGGCCAACGGGGTGAACACTCCCTTCGGGTTCGCCGATGAGCTGAACAGCGTGCAGTTCACCCTGGGCGGGCAGAACGGGGTCCGGATGAACGGCCACGTCACCGGGGTGAGTGTGGACCAGGGTGCCTACCGGGACGTGCCGGTGACCATCGAGTCGATCACCGGGACGCCCAGCAACAACCAGCTGCTCACTCTGGCTCTGGTGGTCGTGCCCAGTCAGGGCGTGCTGTGAGCCTCTCCTCGGCGTTCTCCGCCGACTTCGACTCGCCGGTGGTGGCTCCTGTCCCGCCACCGGCGACCCGCCATCACACCCCGATCAGTGCCGAAGCGAAGCGGTTCGTTCGGCACCGGGCCACCGACGTAATGGACAACACCTGCCAGATCTACCGGGGATCGACTCCGGATGGCTACGACGAGGACACCCTGGTGTTCACCCCGGAGGGGCCACGGGAGCTGGTCTACGAGGGCCCCTGCCGGATCTGGGAGATCGCCGGGGCCGCGTCCGTGGTGGTCGGGGATGCCGAGATCTACCAGCAGTCCACCCAGCTCTCGATCCCCTGGGATGAGCCGGCGATCATCCGGCGCTACGACGAGGTGGTGGTCACCTCCGCGCCCGAGGACTCCCAGATGAACGGCAAGCGCTACGAGATCCAGACCGTAGCCAAGGCCGGCGAGCTGCGGGCCACTCGTCGGTTCGAGGTCACCGGGATCATGTGATGCTCTCCGCGTTCGGTGTCGACCACGGTGAGTTCGCCAAGCGTGAGGCCTACCAGCGGCGTTCGGTCATGGATCCCGTGCATCCGACGCACAAGCAGACCACGTTCACCGATCCCGAGGGCAAGACCCAGAACGTGGACGTGAAGATGAAGCGCACCGTCGAGCACCTGAACCGGAAGGGGTACAAGACCTACGCCTCTGACCAGGGTGACTTCGCCGTCTCGCGCAAGGGCCACTGGTACAAGGACGCCTACGTGGGCTTCCACGACCCCGGCACCAAGGAGAAGGGCAAGCACCCTCGGGGCAAGGCGCTGGCTGCGGGGCTGCCCAAGCGGTTCGGGGTCGAGAGCAACCCACCGATCCGGGCGAGCAAGACCGGGCACTTCGCGGGCTACAGCCGAGGTGGCTCCTCGGTGGTGAGGTTCCCTGCCGGCCCAGGAAGGGGGCTGGTGAATCGGCACCGGCTGCGGCGTGAGGTGTCTCGGAACGACTTCAGCAAGGCCTTCAAGAAGCTCCAGCCCAAGCTGGAGGCAGCAGAGTCTGCCTCGGTCAAGCGGAACCCGGTGGGGCGCAGTCAGTCGTTGAACGGGAGGTTCCGGGAGAACTACGCGCAGTGGCGGAAGTCCGCCGGCAGCGCGGGGTCGAACCGGATGTTCGGCAAGCCCGGTGCGTCGAGGATCGACATCGCGCGCAAGGACAAGGAAGGTGCTCGGGCGATGGTGACCGGGATCGGGAACATGACTAGGCGGGCAGGGAGAGTGTTGCCCTGATGCCCGCCGAAGCATCTGCCGATGTCACTCGCCTGGCCGAGGCGCTGCGACGTACCGCGACCCAGGCCGACATCACCACCCATGACGTGCTGGTCCAGAGCGCCAACCAGATCCTGGCCGGGATGGAGGCCAAGGTCCCGGTGAAGACCGGGAAGCTGCGCAGCTCGTTGACGATCAAGGTCGAGACCGACCGGGTGATCATCGGACCCAACCCGTTGGCCGCGCCGTACGCGGCGTACGTGGAGTACGGCACCCGGCCACACGAGATCCGACCACGGAACCCGCACGGGGTGCTCAAGTTCCGAGTGGGCGGGACCTGGGTGTACGCGAAGAAGGTGAACCACCCCGGCACCCAGGCACAGCCCTACGTGCTGCCGGCCTTCATGGACTGGGTAGACAGTCTCGGGACGATGGCTGCAGAAGCCAACGTGAAGGTGTTCAAGAACAATGCCAAGTAGCCTCTCTCGCGGTCCGATCACCAACCGGTTGCTGACCGAGCTCGGCACCGAGGGATTCCCCGTGGGCGACGACGCTCCGCCCACCGTGCCGTTCGGGTGGCAGGGAGAGCCGAACGATCCGGGCTCCACGTTCACCCCCTGGCTGTCGCTCGCGCCGGCCACGGGAATCGCGCAGGCCCCACCCGGGGCGATGGGCGACTCGCAGTCGGAGTGGAAGCTCGGCTACGCCGCCACCTACGCCGGGGTCAGCCGGAAGCAGACCGAGGCGCTGGCCGACCGGATGCGGATGAACCTGACCAACATCAACCGGGAGTCGATCACCACCCCCACCGGGAACTGGCGGATCCAGAAGGTCACCTGCACCTCGATCGGACTGGTCAACCGGATCGCCACCGGCTACCCGGACTACTTCACACAGGCGGATTCATTCGAGGTCTGGGTCACGAAGGGAAGCTGAGATGCCATACGAAGACACGCGAGTCAGGATCGTGGACGAAGACGGTCAGGTAGCCCGGGTGCCGAAGAACCGCGTCGACCGGTACGTCGAGATCGGCTGGACGGTTGCGGATGATGGAAGTAGTGAGGAAGCCGAGCCCGAGCCGGCACCCGCCAAGAAGACGGCAGCGAAGAAGACCACGAGCAAGGAAGGCTGACCGATGGCCCGGATCATCCCGAATGAAAACACCTGGATCGGTTACCTGTCCGAGTCCGAGGCAACGGTGGCCGACCCCGCTTCGCCGAGCGCGGCCAACATCACGGCGGCTACGGACCTGACCGGGTTCTGCATCAGCCTGAACGCCTCCGCTCGTGGTAACACGGTGCCGACTCCGAGCTTCGACTCGCTGTTCGAGACCAGCACCGCTGGTACCTCGGCGGCGACCTTCGACGCCGACTTCTACCGCGATGACGACGTGGACACCGCCTGGGAGACCTTGCTCCGCGGCGACCGGGGAGTGTTCATCATCGCCAGGTTCGGTGGCTCCGGGGCCAACAACAAGCCCGCCGCCGGCGACGACGTGGAGGTCTGGCCGGTGATGATCACCTCGCGCACGATGGCCAACATGACCTCGAACACCGTCCTGACGTTCACCGCCTCCTGTGCGGTGATGGAGGAGCCGGCCGAGAACGCGGTGGTCGCTACCTGATCGATCCACCGCGTGCCGGATACACAGGAGGAGTCACAGCAGTAACATCCGGTCATGCCAAGCACAACAGCCAAGCAGGCCGAAGCCCGTCAGAAGCAGTCTCAGGCGTCGAAGCGGGCCACCCTCGACCAGCTCCTGAACAAGGAGCGGTCCACGACCGAGTTCTCGCTCTACCTGGCCAACGGCAACGGCACCCCGACCGAGGTGACGATGAAGTTCCAGGCGATCGGGATGCGGGCCTACGACAAGCTGGTCGGCAAGCATCCGCCCAAGCCCGAGCAGCGGGCAGAGGGGTCGACCTTCGACATCGACACCTTCGCGCCGGCGCTGATCGCCGCCTGCTCGGTGGAGCCGGAGATCACCATCACCGAGGCCAAGCAGATCTGGGACTCCGAGGACTGGTCGCGTGGCGACGTGATGGTGTTGTTCCGGCAGGCGGTGGAGCTGAACAACCGGGGCCTTGATGTCCCTTTCAACGTCAACGGCTGAGGAAGGATCCCGGCTTCTACCTAGAGATGGGGTACTGCACCGATAAGGGCATCCCGCACTCGGAGTTTCTGGAGTGGGATCCCGAGGATCGGGCCAAGACCATCGCCTACCTGCTCGAGCACGGCCAGCGCTGTTCCATGTGCGGCACCGCCTCCTGGGAGTGGGAGGAGAACAAGTTCGCCTTTACAGCCGTGGAAGAGTTCTGTCAGGGGTGCTACCAGAAGCAGGTGTTCTCCGATCAGCAGGGCTCGTCGCTTCCCGGGACCAATGTCAAACTGATCCCGACAACCCCACAGCTCACAGCCCGGCTGGCGCTCAAGGCCAGGAGACGCCAGCGGATGAAGATGGACTAGGACGAGACGGTGACCCAGACGCCGGTACAGGCCAACGTCGTACTAACGGCGGACAACAGCCAGTACCAGCAGGCGATGGGCCAGTCGGCGCAGACCACCGACGACCTCGGCAAGAGCGTTGACACCCTCGGCGCGAAGCTGGAACGGCTGACCAAGTCGGGCGGCAGGAAGATCCTCGGTCTCACCCTGGCCGATGTCGGGGTGATCACCGCGGCCACGGCAGCCTGGGCCAGCTACGAGAAGCAGATGCAGGGCCTGAACGCCCAGGCCGCATCGCTGTCTCGGACCCAGGGCCAGCAGACCCGGGTGATGAAGGACTACACCTCCTCGGTCACCAACCTGCGCAAGGAGTTCGGCACCACCACCTCGGCCGCGGCCCAGTTGACTCAGACCGTGTCGAAGATGGTCGCGGTCGGGCAGACCAGCCAGCTGACCGGTCTGACCAGGATCTTCGAGCAGATGTCCCACGCCACCGGGGAGTCCTCAAACAACCTGGCGTCCTCCGTGCTGAACCTGCAGAAGGTGATGTCCGGCGGAGTGGTCAACTCCCACGACACCCGGGAGTACGCCGACACCCTGACCTACCTGGCAGCTCGGTCGAACACCACCGCGAGCTCCCTGGCCGACTTCACCGCCCAGCTGGCCCCGATGGGCAAGGCGATGGGGATGAGCGGGAACCAGGTGATCGGCCTGGCGAACATGTTCACCAAGGCCGGCCAAGAGGGGTTCACCGCGGCCACGGCGGCGACCAAGGTGATGCAGGACATCACCTACGCCACCCAGACCGGCTCCCCTGACCTGGCCAAGTACGCCGACGTGCTCGGGGTCACGGTCGAGCACTTCAAGTCCATGTCGGCCATCGAACAGGTGGCCGGCTTCTTCGATGCGGTCAACAAGGAGGGCCCCAAGGCCTCGTTGACCCTGCAGAAGTTCGGCTTCGACGGGATCCGGATGTCGCGAGCCATCCAGGGTGCTGTGCAGTCCAGCGGCGGAGCCATGAACGCGGTCCGGGAGGCCGCGACCGGAGCCCATTCCGATGCCACCGCGAAGGGCGCTGATGCTGCCGACAACCTGGTGAACAACCTGGCCAAGGTCCGCCAGGAACTGGAGATGACCGCGGAGTCGTTCGCCCGGGTGCTCGGCCCCGGAGTCAACGTGGTGGTCAAGGCCGTCAATGTGGTGGCTAGTGCCTTCGAGCACCTGATGAGCGGGCCGTTCGGGAAGTTCGCTCAGATCGTGGCCGCGATCATGATCCCGATCGGGGCTGCCGCGGCCACCGTGCTCACCTTCGCCTCGGCCCTGACCAAGCTGGCCTTGGTGGCGTCTGTCTTCAGGTCATCGGCCATGCTCGGCTTCCGCGAGGGTCTGCGTGGGTCTCCACAGATCGTGCGCGAGATGATCCCCGGTCCCGACGGCACCCCGGTGTGGACCGGAGGCTTCGTCGGTGCCGGCGGCAGGATGTTGGGTGGCCGCGGTGCCCAGATCGCGGAGGACCCGCGATCCACCTGGCTGATGCGCGGGATGTACAACGTCGGGCAGCGCCCGGCGGCAGCGCTGCGGGGTGCCTACCAGGAGGTCGGCTCCTGGCCGTTCTTCACCGCGATGCCCGGTGGGAAGTCCCCGGCCAGCGTGATGGCCGGCAAGGGCATCTCCACTCTCGGTGGTCTCTACCGGAGCCAGTTCGACCAGCTGCTCTACGCCAACCCCGCCGACCGGAGCACGTTCTTCCAGCACTACTTCGGTGGTCGCGGTCCCGATGTCCAGGCTGCTTACGAGGCCCGCCTGGGTGGCGAGTCCAAGCTCGCCGGGATGCAGGCGCAGTTCGCCCGGGCGAACGCACCCGGTGGAGTCGGGCTCACCTCGGGTGGTCTGGCCGAGCTCACCAAGGAGATCGACGCCCAGGAGAAGGCGGTCAAGGAGCTCCGGATCGCCGAGATGGCGGCGGTGGCGAACACCGGCAAGCTGAGTGCGGCCAAGCTCGAGGAGACCAACATCACCAAGGGCTCGGCCGGTGCCATGCAGGCGCTGTCCACCGAGGCCAAACTGGCCGCCGGGGCGCTCAGCAAGGCTGCCATCGCAGCCGGTGGCGCGGGACTGGGGATGGCAGGCGACGTTGCTGGGAAGGGACTGCGCGGTGCCGGCGGCAAGTTGATGGGTGCGCTCGGTGGTGCCGGCGAGGGCCTGATGGCTGCGATGAACCCGATCATGATGGGGATGATGGTGGCCTCGATGATCGGCCCCATCATGGTGCCGCTCCTCGGCAAGCTAGGGGATGTCATCCAGGGCAAGCCCCAGGCCTACACCCCGCATGACTACGGCCAGCCGCTGGCTCCCTACATGCGGACCGCCGGCACCTACGCGCCGAGCCAGGCCACGGTGGCCGCAGGTGCACCTGGCAGCGAGCGAGTGCCGACTCTGGCCACTGCGCAGCGGGTCACTCAGAGCTCGACGATCCGGGCCAGGGCGGCTAACTACAAGCCGTCGGACACCTCATTCGCGAAGATGAACCAGGACATGGCCCTGTCCTGGATCGCCACGAACTGGGACCGGATCCAGAAGGACCCGTCAGCGATCGCGAACCTGCGCGATGACCTGACCCACTACTACGGTGCCGAGTTCGCGCAGTCGACGATCAACTCCTTCATGGGTGGGTACGCCGCGCCCTACACCTCCGCGCCGTTCTACCAGGCGGCAGGGCAGGCCCAGTACCAGCTCCCGTCGGGGAAGATGGAGCCCGGCACCACCGCGATGGACCTGGCCACCTCGACCGAGCGGCAGCAGCTGGACTATCTCGGAGTCCGCCAGGGTGCCGGCGCGATGTACAAGGCCGAGGTCGTCGGTGCCGGTGCCGGCCTGACCTCCTACATCAGGCGGATCCAGCAGACCGAGCAGCCGCTCAGCGATGCCGCGCGTGAGGCTCGGCTGAACCAGCTCAAGGAGCTCTACGGGGTCAACCTGACGCCGAAGCAGATCGACGAGACCATGCAGACCCTGAAGACCGGGATGTATGGCGCTGGCGGTCAGTTGCTCCCGGCCCAGGAGCAGGGCAACTACTTCGGTCAGGGCATGCAGACCTACCGGGCCTACGCCGGCACTCCGCTCGCCGGCGAGAAGGCGATGAGCGACATCGACCGGCTGATCTTCACCCTGCGGCTGAACCCGAACCAGATCGGGCCCACCCTGCAGTCCTACGGTCTGGATCCCTCGCTGGCCCAGACCGGTCGCTGGGGAGAGGCGATCCGTGGGGTGTACAGCAGCACTCCCACCGGCCGGATCCCGGACAAGGAGTCGATCGACTACCGGATCGGCCAGCTCGGCGCGGTCGGCAAGATGTTCGAGCGGAACCCGCAGGTCAAGGAGGCGATGTCCAAGGGACTCAGCGCCTCGGGAGACCTGAACAACATCCCGGCCGGAATCGACGCCGTGAACTCGATGATGACCAGCCTGCGCGATGCCGGTCTGTCAGACCCGCAGATCATCAAGAAGATGGGGGACATCCAGACCACTGCCGGTTCGGAGGGAACCGAGCAGTACGTGATGGCCAGCTACATCATGAGCCAGGCCCAGCAGGACTGGGGCATGAAGCGGCAGATGATGACGCGCGGTCAGGGCTTCGCGGCCGACGTGGAGCGGTTCCAGTCGATCGCGTCGATCCGGCCGGTCACAACCGGGCAGAAGGCCCAGGCACAGCAGGCCGTCGCCGACATGGGCGGGTCGCTGATCGAGCAGTTCCAGTACTTCCGGCAGCTGGAGCTGATGCAGGAGCAGTACAACATCCAGCGGGACCGGGCCGAGCACGACTACTACCAGCAGAAGGGCTGGCAGGAGCAGGCCTTCCAGCTGCAGCGCGACCGGCAGGAAGAGGACTACAACCGGAGCCGGGAGCGGTCGATCGCTGCCTTCCACCGCCAGCAGGGCTACGCCCAGGAGGACTTCGACACCCAGCGCCGGCGGTCGGAGAAGGACTTCCAGCACTCGATCGAGGTCAACGCCAAGCAGATGGCGCAGACCGCGATGAGCATCTACCAGCGGGTGGATGTCCAGCAGACCAACTCGGCCACCTGGCTGCTGTCCAACGCCCAGGACCAACTGGCCCGGATCCAGGAGCAGAGCAAGAACCTGCACCAGCTGCGCCGGCTCGGGCTCTCCAACGCGGCCATGCAGGCTCTGGACCTGGCCAACCCGGCGAACGCCCAGGAGGCTGCCCGGCTGGTCTCCGAGGCCACTCCGCAGTGGGTCGCGGCGATGAACAAGAACATCCAGGCGCGGACCAAGGGGATGAAGGGCCTCTACACCGATCCGTCCAACCTGTCCTACGCCGAGTCCAACCGGCAGTTCCAGATCAACTCCCGGCGGTCGCTGCACGACTTCTCGAAGAACCAGGACCGGGCCGAGACCGAGTTCCAGATCTCACTGAAGAACCAGCACGACGACTACATCATCATGCTGAACCGGCAGCAGAAGGATGAAGAGACGCTGATGGCTCATCAGCAGACCACCTATCAGACCTCGATGGACCGGATGAAGGAGGACCTGAACCAGTCGACTCGAGAGATCTCCGGATCGATCGAGAGCATCCTGTCCGGCGCGGTCAAGAACCTGCACGGCCATGCCCGGAAGCAGGCCCAGGAGGTGCTGGACACCTTCACCAAACTGAAGACCGACACCTCTCCGATCGCGATCGCGCTGATGCAGGAGCTGGCCGAGATCTTCGGGTTCAAGTACACCCCGCCCAAGGTCGCGGCCGGGGCTCCCGCTGCCGGGTTCAGCGATACCCCCGGTCGTAAGACCGGCACCCAGATCGGCCAGGCCGAAGGCGGCGTGCTGCCGGGTTGGTCACCGGGGCGGGACGACCGGATGATCCCGCTGTCCGGTGGCGAGGCGATCATGCGGCCGGAGTGGGCACGCAAGGTCGGCGAGAAGAACATCGACGCGATGAACCACGCGGCCAAGTACGGCGGGCTCGCTGCCGGCGGTGTGTTCCGTCCGGTCAACGCTCCGGTGAACCTCGGTCGCGGGATCCACGACCAGAGCACCGGCTACGCGGCGCTGGACTTCTCGGCCTCGGTCGGACACCCGATCTACGCGGTGGGCTCGGGCACGATCACTCGGTCCTACGACATCCCGGGGCCGCTGCCGACCGACTCCTACCACGATCCCCGGTACGGGCCCTTCGGCTCCTACGGCCGGGTGATGTACCTGAAGGTCGATGGCGGACCCACCGTCCTCTACGCCCACCTGAGCAAGCGTGGCTACAACGCCGGCACCAAGGTCCGTGCGGGCGACCCGATCGGTCTGACCGGATCTGCCGGTAACTCCTCGGGCCCGCACCTGCACTTCGGTGACTCCGACGGCAACCCCTGGGAGTACGTCACCCTGAACGAGGCAGAGGGCATGTTCAACGGTCCCGGCGCTGACACCAGTCTGGGCACCGTGACCTACGGTCGGGTGAACCGCCGCCGGCTGCGGAACCTGCTGAAGGACTACTACCCCAAGGCCGAGCGTGCGGCGTACGCGATGCAGGGCGTGCACCCGCTGGATCCGGGACAGATCTCGACCGTGATCAACCGGTACGCCCGGAGCAAGATCCGTGAGTTGAGGCGGTCGCACGGTCAGGCCTTCACCGGCGACGAGTTCATGGGTGCTCCGCCGTCCGAGATCGCCCACAGTGTGCTGGCGGCGCAGAAGTACGCCCGGTCGATCCTGAGCAACTACGGCTGGGGTGAGAGCCAGTTCTCTCCGCTGCAGGCGCTGTGGAACCGGGAGTCCGGCTGGCGCTGGAACGCCGACAACCCTTCGAGCTCGGCGTACGGCATCCCGCAGGCCCTGCCCGGGAGCAAGATGGCCACCGCCGGCGCGGACTGGCGGACCAACGCCTCCACCCAGATCCGATGGGGCCTGGGCTACATCCGAGACCGGTACGGAACCCCGGCCGCGGCGTGGCAGCACAGCAACGCCTTCAACTGGTACGGCAGCGGAGCGATGTTCGACGCGCCGAACGTGATCGGTGTCGGCGAGCGCGGTCCGGAGGCGGTGATCCCGCTGAACTCCGGTGGTGCCAACTTCATGGCCGACGTGATGACCCACGCCATGGGTGGCCGGAATGTGGGTCGGATGCATGGCGGTCATGGCTCGATCTACGCCACCAAGATCGACCGGTCCACCAACTTCACCGGTCCGATCACGGTCCAGGCCAACGACCCGGGCGAGCTGATGCACAAGCTCCAGGCTCGGCAGCGGGTGATGGCTCTGAGCCGTCCAGGACTGACAGGATCTGCGGCATGACCACCAAGACCGGGTTGAACTACCTGGGGCTGGAGATCTCCTGGGGTACCCGGTGGGTGAACCTGAACGATCACGACAGCTACCGGATTGGTGCCGAGCAGACCCGGGACTCCACGGCCCGGACCTGGCGGAAGATCACCGCCGACTCCTCGGTGCTGGGTGGGACCTACCTGATCCATGCGGTGCCGGAGATGGTCTCCGAGCAGGTCCACCTCTGGGTCTACGGCGGCAGCCAGACCGAGCTGAGCGACAACCTGTTCACCCTGATGGAGCTGTTCGAGCAGTACGACTACCAGCTGCGGTGGACCTTCGACGAGTACCGGGAGACCTGGCGCTGCCAGCTGGCCGACGCCACCATGAGCCGGGGCCAGGTGTGGACGCACAGCCTGATGGCCAGCGTCGCCCTGACCATCCCTCGCTGGCCGGATGTGACGCGGGAGCGGATCTGATGTCGGGGCGGCTCACGATCTGGGGTGCCCAGCAGCTACTCACCGTCTACTTCAGCCAGTACGCCACACCACCGCTCGACTTCTACCT